AGGGGATTCGAAGTTAAGCAGGAAAACGAAGAGATGGGCACGTTCACGCAGCTTTTCAGGGCTTATATTGCTAGTGAGGCATTAACCCGGTCCGTTGGCCTGGGGCTTACTACGATGGCTTCGATCCGACGCACGATCCTGAGCGCTAAAGAGCGTGGAGAGTCTGTTGACCAGATCGCTGACGCTATAGTCAGGCAAGGTTCCATAGACTCAAAGTATCGTGCTATGATGATAGCCAGAACAGAGTCGCACTCGGCGTACAATACTGCCAGGCAGGCAGCCGCCGAAGCATCTCCGCTGCAGCTGAGGAAAGAGTGGGTATCCGCTAACGATGGCCGCACAAGGGACTTCGGAAATGGCAGTTTCTCGCACGTTGACGCTGACGGTGAAACCGTTATGCTGGATTCTATGTTTGTAGAGACTGGTGAATCGCTCAGGTTTCCAGGGGATCCGTCAGGATCTGCAGGTAATGTAATTCATTGTCGATGTGCTACAGTCGACGTACTAGACTAGAGTGGAGTTAAGAGATGACTACTATCTTTCGCGATTTTCAAATGAAAGCGCAGAGCGTCGACGAAGAGGCGCGTACCGTTGAGGGTTATGCGTCTACCTGGGACATGGACCAAGTTGACGATATTATCCATTTTGGGGCCTTCCAGAAATCAATCAATGAGCGGTTTAGTGCCGGCAAAGTAAAAGTTCTTTGGCAGCATGCGGACCCGATCGGAATTCCTCTGGAGATGGTCGAGGACGACAAAGGTCTCTGGGTAAAGGCAAAGATCTCGAAGACCGCACTGGGTGACGAGGCTCTCCAGTTGGCGAAGGATCGCGTTGTTGATCGTTTTTCTATCGGCTTCAGCATCCCTAAAGGCAAGGCTGAGATTGACGAGAACGGTATCCGCCACATCTATGAAGCTAAGCTCATAGAGTTCTCACTGGTGACATTCGCAGCCAACGAAGCCGCGGTTCTTACTGCTGTCAAGCGCCTGCGGCAGTCCCTGGAAGAGAAAGGCCTGGACCCTGTGACCACTGAAGTCAAAGACCCGGAGGAGAAGGACACAGGAGAATTCGACGAGCTGAAGTCCATGCTCGAAGAGTTCAGCACTTTCGCTAAGCATCGGCTGTATTAGTTTAGTGAAATAAGTATTGACAAGCGGGGTGCATTCGAAGAGAATGTACTTCGTCGGCACTCGAAAGAGCCGCCACCACACAGAAAGCCGCACAGATTGCACTTTCCGTGGCACAAATTTAAACCTAAACTCGAAAGAGGAATATGTCATGGACATTAAAGACCTGAAATCACATCTCGATGCTGCGCATACCGAAGTCAAGAATCTGGTAGAGCGTCAGTCAGACGAGATCAAAACTCTTGGCCAGACTTCTGGGGCCACTGCGTCTGCTTTGAAAGAAGCCGAGAAGAACTTCGACAACGTCACTTCTGACTTTGAAGGCCGCATGCAAGACGTTGAGAAGCGTCTACAGCGTCCTGCTGGCGGTATCGCCGAGGAAATGAAGTCTGCTGGCGAGCAGTTCATCGAATCGAACGCGTACAAGATGGCTATCGAGAAAGGCCTGAAATCTACCGACGCAGTTGAAGTTGCCCAACTTGTCCTGAAGGACATCAGCTCTGGTGCCGGATCCGCTGGCGCAGTCGCTACTTCCATGCGCCGTCCGGGTATCATCCGCGATCCGGCTGACCGTCAGGTGCACATCCGTGACCTCATGAACGTTGCTCAGACCAGCTCTGGATCAATCGAGTATTACGTGGACTACACCGGCTTTGATAACCAAGCTGGCGCTCAAACCGCTGAGCTGGCCACGAAAAACAAGTCTGACCTGGTACTCGAAGAGAAGACCGCTGCAGTCAAGACCATCGCGCATCACGTTATTGCTTCACGTCAGGTGCTGGATGACGCTTCCATGCTGCGTAGTTACATCGATGGGCGTCTGCGTTACGGCCTGAGCCTCGAAGAAGACAAGCAACTTCTTTACGGCGACGGGACTGGCGGAACGCTTGAAGGCATCTTCAGCACCACTGGTGTTCAGGATCAAGGCACCCGTGCAGCTACTGACGACTACGTCACCCATATCCGCAAGGCTATGACTAAGGCGCGTCTGAGCAACTACCCGGTAAACGGCATCGTTATCAACCCGCAAGATTGGGAAACAATCGAGCTGCTGAAGAACGACGGTGGCGACTACATCTGGATTCAGTACATGGCCATGAACGGCGAGCCGCGCATGTTCCGTGTACCTGTGATCGAGACCAACGCCGTTGATCAAGGTGACTTCGTTCTGGGCAACTGGAACATGGCAGCTACCCTGTGGGATCGTCAGCAGGCTTCTGTCCGCTTGTCAGATTCTCACGCGGATCTATTTGTCCGCAACGGCGTAGCCATCCTGGGTGAGGAGCGTGTTGCTCTGACCGTCGAGCGTCCAAGCGCGTTCGTTAAAGGTGATTTCACTGAGACCGTGTAAATCGGTAGTAGGTGAATAGAGAAGGGGCTCCACACGGGGCCCTTTTTTTGTGTATACTGTCAGAACACTCAAGCGAATGGGGAAGTGACATGTTAAAAGCTGTCAAAAACTGGGTCGGCATGGAGGGTACCGTGAAACGCGGGGAGACGCTCCAGCCAATCACTGAGGAGCGCGGCCAGGAGTTGATCGAAAGCGGCCGTGCTATTGAGGTTAAGGGCACTCCGAATCCAGAAGTTCAGGGCGAGACGAAAGAGCAGCCTAAAAAGCGCCGTACTCGAAAGACTAAACCTCAGATTGAAACCAAAGAGGGCTAGACCATGATTCGCCGTTCAATGGAGTACGACTACCAAAAAGACCGCCCGACGAATTGGGTCCAGGGCACTGTTATTGCTGGTCCGATCGGATCCGTTGCCAGCCTTGGAGCCTCTGAATTGGACGCGTTCCTTTCCATGGGCGGGTTTGTTGACCAGGCAGAGCAGGACATGGCTCAGTCTATTGTCGATACCGCTGTCGAAATGGTTTACAACTATACGGGCTATGAGCCCACTGATCGCTCCATCCAAGTAAAGTGGGATGTGCATCCTGAGCAGGTTCGCTACTTCGCCGGGGTGTCTCCAGTCGGAGGCGGGTCTCAGCCATGGATAAAGATCCCTCGTTACCCGGTGCAGTCAGTTGACAGCATCGACGTAGGCGAGACCACTTTGACTACTGATGACTACGAGTCTGATCTGGCGAGCAATCCTCCACGCGTTGCGCTTATCGGGCTCGGAACTGGTGAGATCGTCATGGATCTGACTGTTGGGCCAAACGGATCCCTAGATCCCAGGTTCAAGCAAGCGGTTCTCTGTGCTGCAGCGTACATGTATGAAAACCGGGGCTGCGCATTCGACTCAGTGCTGAAAAAGTCAGGCGCCATGGCGATCGCCCGGGCCCTGCGTGTTGCTGTTGGAGGTCTGTGATGGCGTGTCAAGATACGAAGCCGCGGGATCTTCGGTACAGAGTAACTTTCTATGGTAAAACTGTCGGGGCCTCAGATGGCCTCGGCGGTTTCGCTTCTGAGTACGGGCAAGTCTGGGCTGGAAGGGCTAAAATGTCTTTCGGCGGGCTATCCGACAAAGTCACTGGCGAGTACCTGGGGATTGCTGGGGCCGCCACCATGACTGTCAGGAAAAACGCTCCAGTCTCCCAGGCTGACCGAGTCGAGGTTCAAGGGAGGCAGTATTCTGTGACTGGGTCGGACCCGATCATGCCTGGATCTAACTTCCGAAAAGTTTACTTGAGGCTCTGGGAGCACGAAGAGGTCTGACATGGCTATACGGAACTTCACTCCAAACGTTACGCGCAGCATGCGAAGGCAGGCCACTATGGCAGTGGAAGCACTTGCGCGCAGCACTGAGCGTAACGCAAAGATCTCAATTCTGAGGGGTCCTAAATCAGGTGAGCGGTACCGTGTCCCAGGTACCTCAAGGTTCTACACCGCGTCCGCTCCAGGGCAGGCGCCTGCTCCAAGAACTGGCGACTTGGCGAACAGCATCTACACTCGGGTTCCGGGCCTGTATAAAGCAGAGGTCGGCAGCGAGCTGAAATATTCTAGGATCGAGTTCGGGTACGGTAGGGCAGCGCCCCGTCCTTACCTGAGGCCGGCAAACGATAAAACTCTCAGGGAGAAGCAGCGTATTATCGCGGCCGCACTGAGAAATGTGAGGTAACACATGATTGAAGTTATGAAAGACATCTACGCGAGACTGTCAGCTGACGGGGCACTAACCTCTAAGCTCTCAACCTATAAGGCGCTTCCTGCGATCTTCATGGACTGGTCTCAGCAGGTTAACGGGCCCTACCTTGTTCTCACGTACCTGCCCACCTCTGAGGTCTACGACACTCAGGTAACGCAGACCCTGCAGGTTGATATCTTCGAAAGGGCTGGCGACTCAATGGGTAGCTACCTTAGCTGCATCAGCATTCGGGATGACATCGTGAGAATCCTGGATCGGCAGACATCTCTGGACGGGGTGGAGAACTTGCGCGTATACTATGAAACTGAACAGCCTGTTTCAGATGATGACGGACGGTACCGCCGTTACATGGTAACGTTTACCATGCGCTGGAATAGAGCTGCTGACATTCAAGCTTGAATATAGAGAGGGTAACACCATGGCTAGGAATACTGGCGTAACAACCGAAACCGCTAAGCGCATGATTATGGACGCTGGGGCGATCTACATTAACTACGGCGAGGCCGACGAGGCGCTATTCGGCGCTACCCGCGAAGGCGCTGAGTTTACGGTAGAGCAGGATATCCGTGAG